GCATAGAACACCCAACCGATTTTACAGATTTTGTAGTTCTAATTCCGGTGTCGGTTACTTTTCCAAAGCCGTTAGAAATTCTCTTTCCTTCACGGCCATTATTCTCTGTGTATAGCATATTTTCATAACCAAAATCCATGACGAGCGTGTCAGATACTTGAGCGCCGATGTCATTAATTTCAGTAAGACACAGCGCACCGTTATATGCAGTTCCAACTCTATATATGACGGCAGCGAAGTCAACCGGAGATATATAGTTATCTCTAAAGGTACACACCTGTTTATAAGGCATGGATGTAACGTCTATCATATTAAACGTAGAGTAGTCAAGACCCTTACCACGCGATACGTCGACCGTCATTATGTATATGTGGTTTTCAATCGGCTTTTCGTATTGATATAGACCTTCGTTTGCATATAGTGGTATTGAGTAAGCAAGATCCTTTAGTTTTGCGCCGGATATGAGAGTACCTGAAGAACCAAGGAACTGACAGCAATATTCCTGGTTGAACTTCTCTTCATCGTGATCCAACGACTCGATAGTTTCTTGTCTCCACTTTTCATCTCTTCCAGGAACGTCATACCACATAACCTTAACAAATTCGTAACCGTTAGTTTGTTCTTCGGCTCCCTTACACGTCTTCCAAAAGTGGTTCAATCCGTTTGGTGTAGAGGTCATGAGAAGCTTTGTAGACTCGCCCGACGAGATGGTAGGATATACCGACGCGAAGAACTCGTCGTATCCCTCGATGAACGCAACTTCGTCTAGATAGAGGAAGTTCACAGACTTACCACGAATAGCGGAAGAAGATGTTGTACCAGCAAGAACGTTGCATCCATTTTCCAATGCAATGTTACCTTTGTTCCATTCCTCAATACCCTGCTGAAGCCACTTAGGTAGAGCTTCGTATGCTAGCTTTATACGAGCAAGAACTTCTCTTGCGGCATCACCTTTATTTGCAAGGATCGCAACAGTCTTAAACTCGTTAAAGAGAATATAGTGGAGGATCACGGCAACCGCAGTCGTAGTCTTACCGGACTGGCGAGCGGTCAGAACAGCGAGTCGACGGTTGTTCGTTATCTTTTCAACGATCTCTTTCTGATACTCGTACATATCTAGAGGTATAAGACCATGATCGACGTGAACGATCTTAATATACTTCTTTGCAAAATAGACAGGATCTTCTGCACACTTGAGATACTCACGAATGAGTTCTGGACTCCACTCTATAGGTTCTCCAGTTTTCTTTAAATGAATATTACCAAGATACCCATCGCCCATCATTCACCCTTTATCATTTTAAGAAGATCTGCCGTGGAAAGTATTAGATTATTATTAGTTATGTTAGTCTGTGCCGCTTCTTTAGGACCCATAAGTTCTTCTTTCGCGTACTTCTTTTTAGTCGACATCTCAACAAAATCTTTATTTGCGTCAAGAAGAGTCTTCATTAGTGTAGAAGCAACCTCAAATGCTCGAGGTGACTCAGATTGTTTTGCAAGAGAGATCATTTCTTTAAGAGCGTCATCACCTTGTTCAATAATGTTTTTAATGTTTCCACGAGCCTGTTCTATGTCGCGTATAGTATCATCTTCTTCAGCAGTCACTTGCACAGGAAGAACTTCTATTTCTTCGACAACCACAGGGAGTTCGTCTTTTTTAGCTTCGAGCAATGTCCTTAGGCCAAGAGCTTCTGATAATTTATCATCATTCATACTTCTGCCTCTGGATCTTCAGTGACTACCTTTACAACTCCCCAATCATCGTTATATTCAATATCCGAGTATGGGATAGTTAGATCTGGGTCAGTTTCAGGCGTACCATTTGCGCTTAGTCCTGGATATACATTTACACCTACTTCAGGATCCTTTGAAGTATCTGAACTGGTCCATAGGTCGGTGTCAATAAGCTTAATCACTGGTTTTGCTTGCTCTGGCCCAAAGTACCATACTTTCATTGTAAAATTAAGAGTCCATAGGACAGATCTTCTTTCTTCAAAAGCGCCTTCGTATAACTCTTCATTCGTAATTCCATTTAGGATCAGCGGTATGTCTATTGGTTCTATGCCGTCTATTAACTTAACAGTAGACGTCCATTCTGGTTTAAAGAACGGAATAATTTGTTCTACAATTTTTGTAGCATCTTCTGAATATTTTGTCATGATGTAAAGAGAAAAGTCTATATTATACGGTGCCGCAGACCAAGCATAAAATCTTTGATCGTTAGATTCATCTGTATTCTTAACAACCTTTTGTTTTGACAAAAATTTTCTGGTGCCATCGTATACCATGTTTGTCATTTCAAAAGACATTCTTGGAAGAGTGATTGCTGACGGATTACTTAAGTTTGGGTCTTGTGTAATTCTAGCTAAGAATTTCTGAAACGGTCCGTATGCTATTGGAACAATGATACTTTGAACTTGAGTTCCATTGTTAGCGTTGCGTGTAATTCTTATCTTATTAAACAGCATGCCAAAGAGAGCAACATATTTTCTAGTGCTAGCGTTATAAAAATGATTTACAAATGCCATGATTAATCCGTTGGGTTCGTGATAGTCTCGCTAAACGGATCTATCTCTGTGAAGTCTATAATGTCGGTCTTTTCATCTTCAAAGTCTATGTTCTTAGCAATAGGATCCCTAGCCTTAAGAGTTGTAAGAGATGTTACGTTAGAAGTTTTATATGCGTCAAAGAAAGTATCAATATCAATTACTCCTGTATTGAATCTTTCATTCGAGTATTCAAATAGTTCTGTCTTAAGATCGAATACTTGTAATGCACCACTTTGATAGAAAACACTCTCGTGTTCAACGTGCATTATCTTAAAGAACTTGTTGTTTAAAGGAAAGTAAATAAGATCGCCTTCTTTTGGTCTTAAGATACTTGGATTTATATTTGTAACGTTTCTCTCAAAGGTTCGAATAGCCACTGTAAAGACAGCTTGATCACGAATCTGAAGACCGAATCTGCTAAGAAAGTCGCCCTCTCCTTGAAATCCATCCACGCTCTTAACATATACTTCCATCTCATACGCTGTATTAAAGATCGAAAGATCATCCTCGTTGAGTATGTTATCCACCGCTTGTAAACTACGCGTGAGATAAAAGGTGTCTAGACCATACATCTGAATGGACTCAATGACGAGATCGTCAATCAGTCGCTGTTCGTTTATATAGTCATAGTTGTTAAAGAAGACATTTGTCGCCATCAATCATCCTGCCAATCTGCAATTATCATTGTGATATCTTTTTATTTGTGTTGCATAATTTTCATGGCCACACTTATCACAAACTAATACAGTTTTATTTTGCGATTTTCCCTTTTGTGTTTCACTAGATTTTTTTCTAGATTCTTCAGAAAAAAATCTTCCATATAAAGATGCACTTATTTTTTGTTTTGTTTCTTCTGTGTGTCTTCTTTCTTTTAGATAGCTTATTTTGGAAGGATCCCTTTTAACTCCAAGTTTTGCCTTTCTCATTTTTTCTTTTGCTTCTAAAGAATGTTTTTTGCCCAATCTCGGATCTTTACCATTCATTCTTGCTTCTTTAAGTGCTACTGTTTTTTTGTTTTTTGCGATTTCATATTGCCATTTAGACCATTTGTACAATTCTAACGACTCTGAAGCGCTCATTAATCTTAGCAGAGCGTGATTCATTTTTATTTTATGATCTAAAGATTTGCACATTTTTGTTAATAACCAGTGCACTAAGAAATGTTCTCTTGCGCTGAGTCTTACTAAGTTTTCATTTTTATTAGGACCGCCAAACGATTTTGGTATTATGTGATGCCTTTCAGTGTAAGACCCTTTATCGTGCGGGTTATTCATCCTATTATTGATTATAGAATAATACCATCTAGTATATTTGTTTTCTATAAACATTTATCCAATCCAGTTATATACGAGCGGTTGAAGAGACGTCTTTGCGGTGTCTTCCATCTCTTTACGATCGTTCTTAGCTTCAGAGAGGATCTGTTCTCCATTGAATTGAACCCCGCCAACGAGTTGCATATTTGTAAACTTCGTAAGATTCATACCCCACTGCTCACGAATGAGAGCGGATGCATAGTTCTGAAGAAAACGATCCTGCCACACGTCCGAGTATGTTTCACCATCTATGATATCGTATCCCTCGATGATAATGTATGATCCAGGATTTAGAATTGATTTCGTAACATCAAGATAGAGACGGTTTATATGACGATTGTATCTTATAAGAGGTCGACCTACAAGGATCTCTTGTAGAAACTGAAGATGTGACAGTGCCATGTAATAGTGTTGAATGTTATAACCAGTAATGTCCTCTAGGTTGTTGAGAACGAACTGATACTGGACGTTAAAGAAACCAGTTCCGGTAGAGATAGATGAACTCAGATCAAAAATACGAGTGATACCTAGAAGGCTGTCTGGTACTTCTATGTACCCATCATCAATCTCTTCTTGAGTTAGAGCGTGCTTGAGATATACCATCTGGCTCCCATCATAGTGATAGTCTCGCCAAAAAGATATAGCTTCATCGATACGGTCATCCACTTGTTCTTCCGAGACGTTGATCTGGATAACCGGGGCTCCTATCTTGCGAAGAACATAATCTTTGAACTCTTCTCTTGTAGTTGGTAACGCCATAAGAAAACCCTTTATTTTTATTTCTATTTATAAAAACATGCAACTATCATTTTTTTGTTGACATTTCTTGTAGCGCTGATATAATAAGAATTAATATTCTTGCAGTGGTGGAATCTAGATTCTTTCAATATCCTCTTCAATGCAGTTCTTACCGTATTGTACTTCTACGATACGTAGCTCATCACTCGTGTAATTTACAAGTTGATGCCAAGTACCGACTGGAATATCAATCTCCTCGTGTTTTTCAAGTACTGAAGTTTGAATGTTTTCTATACTGTCTCCATGATTGACAGTTGCTACACCATAGCTTACGATCCAGTACTCACTACGAAGTTCGTGTCTTTGTAGACTAAGAGACTTTCCTGGTTCGACTACGAGTTCCTTTACTTTGGTAGAAGGTCCATCGGAATGGAGGATACGATAGTATCCCCATTTTCTCTCAGTCTTTGGTGTCTTCCACTCTGTAAGAATCTTACTGCTTGAGTTCATCTTATGAGTACCACCAACGCCGAACACAAAGGATAGTCTTTCGTTTTGGATTGACATCTCAGGGATATTATCGTTTGTTCTATCGCCACCATTCGCGAAAATAACTTCCGAGTCTGGATACGCGTTAAGGCAGTGATAGATCGCCTGAGATGCCCCTCCATCACTATCATCAAACACGATCACTGAGTCCACCATGGATAAGTTCTTCACTATCTCTACTCTCTCGTTGACATCCATAAAGGGTTGTCCTTTTTTACGAGTAAGCCACTCGTTGCTGTTTACTCCAACGACTAACATATCTCCAAGTTTCTTTGCTTCCTTAAAGTATGCGATATGACCAGAATGAATTGGATCAAAACCACCAGTAACCAAAACTATTTTCATTTTAACTCCCAAGATGAATGTTTGATTTTTCTCCGTCAAAGAAGAACATTTGCCACAGTCTGCAATCGTTAATGTCGCTACCAAAGTATTCAGATGCTGCGTGAATACAGCCGCCGTCAAAAATCACGAGTCTATTGAATATATTTCCAAACACATCAACCGGTTCGTATGGAGTTCTATCAAGGAATGTCTTTTGATTGAATACCTTCATACCTTGACCGGAATTCCAATCAATCTGAGTGTTGTGATGTATTTTAGTCTCTTTGTGACGATACATCGTTGTTCCAGTTTCAGGTGGTGCATCAGGAGACAGATAAATCATGCCTGCCCATCTCTGTTGATCGCAGTGATAGACTAATTTTTCTCCGGCCCAATTGTGCTGAAACCTTCCGTTCATTCCGTAGGTTTCCCACTCGCTTATCTTTTCTCCGATTATGCTTTCGAAAGTTTCTTTTAGGCCAGGAAAGAGATGCTGAGTTCGCGTTCTTCTTCCTATGTATCCAGGATCGTCAAAGAATTCTTGCTGTAATGCGAATTCTCGCACTGCATATGGATCCTCATAGAAATTATCAATTACGAATGCTCTCTTGTTTTTTTGTAAGGAAGGATTTATTCTAATTCTTCCTTCGTCAATCTTATCCTGAACGTAGGTTTGTTCTACGTGTTCTTCTTCATTTACAATCCAGTTCTTCATATCAAAACCCCAGGTGTTTCTGTCTCACGAATTCGAGATCATATGTTGTGATTGAAATTGGTGTTTCTTGTCCTGCAAAGGGATCCTTATTCGGAGAAATTTTTCTCCAGCCAGCTCCCCACTTTTTGCTAAGATACTCTATATTTAGGTTGTTTGCATGATCCAATTTTACTTTCAAACCAGCTTCATTTTTCTCTGTCTGACTGCCGGTTTCATAATACATCGTACTATCACCGTGGCCATGCATATACTTAGACTCTAGACCAATGATCTTGCGAATTGGTCTATGATGCATTCTCATGATATAGTCTGCATCTTCGCAGTATGCTGGATACGTGTTTTCGTCAAACAGACCAAAGATCTTTACTACGTTTTCGCGAATGAGGAATAAGTCCCACGCGCCGATTCCAAAGTCACCAGCGTTTGGATGAATCATACCAAGCATTGGATCTGAGTTTATATTATCTGCCATCTCTTTTAAGAGGCCAGGACCAAATGCAACATCGTCGTTCGCGATAATCCAGTACGGTGCTAACATGTAACACTTAATGATAAGGTTCCATGCACCGGCGCAACCAATGTTTGCTGGCATATGAACTACCTTGATGTTATCAATGAACTTGTGATTCATTTTCGCAAGACGGTCCAGTTCTTCGTCCAACTCTCCGCGCCCGTTGTTATTAATAATGACGAAGTTCTCGACTGGATAATCAACACTCATAATAAGTCTGGATATCCAGTACGTGCTATTTACTACTGGAGCTCCAATCACTGGTATTTTATCTATCATACTTACTAACTCCTTTATGTTAACTTTGTGGCCATTTTCTTTCCACCAATTTGTTATGAAATTACTGCTTTGATTCTGAATGTTATCTATCGTTTCTTTATTCGTTTCTCTCATAAGAGTTGAAACGTGGTCTCTGTTTTCTGTAAAGAAAGGAAACACATAACACTGTTTATAATTTGAGGGATACACAACGTTTTCTGGTAATGGGTGATGAACGGTACCCTTAATGTCTAGTGTGAATTCATTCTTTTCTTCATCATAGTAATCTTCTACTATCTGCTTTGCATACTTTCTATTAACGATATAAGCACAGCACGACCAATCGTTCCATCTCTTTCTTCGCATTCTCATGTCACTCCAATTCACAGGAGTTTCTTTTATGAGAGATAGCTGAATTACTTTCCAATCCGATGGTAGTTCTGAGATAAAATCTTGAAAGTTAAAATTCCAATAATCAACGAGAGAAAAATTGATATCGTCCTCACAAAAGAATCCAATCTCTTCGTCTGTGTCTTTATACCATTGGCGTATCATATTTATGTGAGATACTGCAACGGAAAGAACTTCAGACGTAATTTGGTTCGATCCTATGTGCGGCCCAGATATGTTTAGCTGATCGCGAATATCAACTCTTCTGCCGTCGTATCCTTCTATCATACGAAAGTTTACGCCGCGCGCACAGAGCTGAGACTCAATGTCGCGCTGTCTACCTGTTGAATCCTTTAGAGAAAGGTAGTATACAGTAGGAAAGTTATTAAGCTGCTTCACCATTCTTGATCTTACCCATTATATAATCTTCAGCTTTTTTCGTAGAATCAGTTTGATCCATTAGAATACTAAATTCATTAATATTTATCATATCTGGGTGAACGAACCAATCTTCATATGGTCTATCTTCATCTGGAGAAATATTACTCGCGAACAAAACGTAGCCGTATGACTCTAAGTATTTTCTAGCCTTCTCTCTATATCCACCGGTTGGATCCGCGTAGTGATCGTGTTCAAACGTAATGACACCAAATCTTCTTGAGTCGAATGGTATCGAAAGAAGAACCTTAAAGCTTATCTCAGGAGGATCGCAATCTATCTGAAGGTAGTCTATGTCCTTACCAAATCCAAGACCGTTTAAAAACTTGTCGTAGTTAACAGTCGTTGCGTCCTTAAGTACACAAGTATGCTTTCTTTCTTGATTATGCGCCGCTACGAACTCCTCACTAATATCTAGCGATACACCGTTCCAGCCAAAGTCTTTTTCCAAGAGGTACGTGTTGTTTCCATAAGTTGGGTGGCCAGATCCAACCTCAACATACGATCCGTTTCTCTTACCTTTTAACAGAGTAAGAACGAACATATCCTGATACGCCTCGGAATAATTTTGGCTAATTTTTTCAGAACCATCGAATTGAACTGCAAGATCTTTATGTTTCTCTTTCTTGTATAGAGTAAGACTCTTAGAAGAAAACGCACCGAGTCTTAGGAGATTTTGGTATACTGCATTGCGATAGTATTCATTTAGATCATAGTTTTGATATAGATCCATTAGAATACTTCTTGAATCTTCGCCGAGGCCACACCACCATGCAGAATGAGCTTTTTGGAAAAGAAGCGCGTATTTTCCAGGATAGTCTATCTCAGTTCTAAGAGGTTCGAGTTCGCCATCGGCAAATGAATAGCCGATAGAGGCCATCGTAAACGAATCGAACCACTTTCCATCTCCAGGATCGTTTTCGTGTAAACGGCTCAGGAGGTAGTACCCTTCTGGGCGATGCGGCTTCGTTGCGATCGCGTGCTGTATGATACCCTTCACGGTAAACCTGCGCGTCCCTTGCTTTTCAAAACACATTGCCGCGCGAATTAAACACTCGTACTTTAGCAGATCGTCTTTCGTTCTTTCGGCCGTGCGAATATAGAATGAAACTGCTGATGCTGTCTGTCCTAGACCATCGTAGTGTAGAGCAAGGTCCCAGTTATTCTCGGGATTGCTAGGATCCATGATGTATGTCTTAATCATAGACTTGAGATCTTTCATACCAAACATCTTTCTAAATTGACCTGGGCTAATTAGGTTTAACCATTCTTTACGATTCTTATCAAAGTCTTCATATGTTACGTCGGTGCTAGGATGTATATCCAACGTTTCTTGAGTACCCTTACGTATAACGCCACATCCGTGGTCGGTGTCAATAGTAAACATTTCTAGATCTTCTCGATCTCGACGCAAGCTTACGAAGGATCTCCAACAGTCTCCGTTCCAAGTACCGCCAGTAAACGGTATGACCTGATGTTCCTTCTTCTGTGGATTTAAATCGTGACATACGATGTAACCGCCATCGTTTAACACATCTAGCGAGTTCTTTATGTCTCTGTGTACTTGATCCGCGTGATGAAGGCCGTCTATGAATATGACGTCAAACGTTTCTTCGTTCTTTTCAAAGAACTCGTCTGAAGTAAGAACGCGATCTGCCTTTGATAGAGGTTCTGGATCTACGCTCAACTTGCGATCGCAGCGTATCTTTTTCCAGTTGTCTCCAGCGGAAATTCCAATTTCAAGATAGCTCTTCGCATCTATCTTATCGATGAGAGTTTGAATAATTTCAGTTCTGTTCATAATGTATGCGTCCTCTCACAGTAATAGGTCTTCAATAGATTTAGGATTTACTTCGAGTATGTACGCAGCATTGTCCTGAAATCCAAATGTAATAAGTATCTTATCTTTATAGTGGCACATACCGCATGCAAATTCCGTATGTCCATTCATTAATGAAAAGTCTTTTGAAGATTTTAGCACGTTCCAATCTTTATCGAACAGAACGAATCTATGACGATACACCCCATCCTTTCTACCAACTTCGCTCTTAAATAGATCGACCTCGTGAGTAAGCGCGAGATAGTTATCTCCGAAAGGTATGAGTTGCGATCCACCGCGTGGATCCTTGTGAGAAAAGTTTAAACGTTCTCCGAGGTGGATCGTTTTTGAGTCTACCCAATTTGACTCGAATACTTTATCGTCCAACGGCGTTTCGTCAACCTTTACGATCTCAACTGGGTTACACCACTTTACGTATGTGTAAGGTTGATCTAGAACCGGCATCCAGTTCTTTTCGCAATAAGAATTTCTATCCTTCGGTGGATGAATTCTCCAGCGCGCTACTTCTACTACTGAGTCGTTACGAACTTCTATCTCACAGAGTTCCATTCTACCCTGGCCGTTCGTCGTCGTATCTCTACGAACTCCAGAAGTAAAGATCTTACCATTCCAATGCATTAGACGAGCATCCTCAAGACCAACGAAGTCCCACATAGGTGAGTATGTGTCAAACTTACTTGTGTCTATCTTATTAAACCGAGAGATCTCAAAGGAATCGTTTAGTTCGCAGTAATAGTTTTCAGTTCTTAAATGCATATCGTTTTCAGGATGCAGATAAGTAAGAGGACCCCAAGGGTGCTGAAATAGTTTTCTCTCTGAGTGATAGAACGTATAGTTCACGTGACGAATGTTGACAATGAGTTTGCCGTCTATATTCAATATAGACGGATTCATCAACCCTGTACCATTCGTAAGATTTGATGGAATTATAAGAGGATGTATGTCTCCACCATCCTCTAGTACTGTTTTTGCAAAACTACGATCGTTTTCGTAATTGTATATATTTTCTACTTCTGTTCCGTTCTTGGTGTTTTCAAAAAAAGACATTATATAGTTTCACCTCACTTCAAATTATCATCATCTTTCTTAATATTATTTATACGTTTAGAACAGTGTTAAGGTTTCGTAGGCCAAGTAACAGTGTAAGAAAATCCATCTTGAGTTGTAACGTCTCTCAGAGCTTGTCTGTATATCGCGTTTCAAAAGTATCGATTCTACGCCACTTTGAACCGGTCCACTCATAGGACGTGCCATCTTGGTGGTGTATTAGATCTAAACTCTGAGATGTTGAAAAGTTAAGCGCCATTATATTTTACCTTCGATCTTATCATCTAACTTCTTTATTGCTTCAATAACGATTGCGATCAAAGGCATATAAGAAACTGTCTTATCGCCGTTAGCGTTTTTTTCTACGAGTTCTGGCATAACCTTTTCTAACTCTTGCGCGATTACCCCGTAGCTCTTGTTCTTATTATCTTTCCAGTTGAACGAATATGTCTGTATTGCATTTAGCATCTCTATACTGTTTGGTATCTTTTCGATATTTTCTTTATAAGTAATGTCTGATAGAGAGTTAAAGTTTGTCGCGTTGAGTGTTCCGGTACTTGGATTGAAATAAAGTTTTGTATCGGCAGCATTGACTGTTTGAACAGATCCAACGTTTGCAACGAAGACTGGGTAGAAGCTTGCGTTCGTAGAAGTATTATTTGTTGCTTGAAGATCTGTTGCTGAAGCAGAAGCAGACGCCGGCCCTTGAATACCTTGAATACCTTGAACGCCTTGAGATCCGGTGATACCTTGACGACCCTGAATACCTTGAATACCTTGGATACCTTGGGTTCCTTGAATACCTTGAACACCTTGAGATCCAGTGATACCCTGGATACCTTGAATGCCTTGAACGCCTTGAGATCCAGTGATACCCTGGATACCCTGCTCGCCTTGAGATCCAGTGATACCCTGGATACCTTGAATGCCTTGAGAACCAAGCGTACCGTCTATACCTTGAATACCTTGAACGCCTTGAGATCCAGCGATACCCTGGATACCCTGGATACCCTGAATACCTTGAATAGCAGTACCCTGAATACCCTGAATACCTTGAACGCCTTGAGATCCTAGTGTACCGTCTATACCTTGGATACCTTGAACACCTTGAGATCCTAGTGTACCGTCTATACCTTGGATACCTTGTACACCTTGAGATCCGGTGATACCCTGGATACCCTGCTCGCCTTGAGATCCTAGTGTACCGTCTATACCTTGGATACCTTGAACGCCTTGAGATCCAGTGATACCCTGGATACCTTGAATGCCCTGAATAGCAGTACCCTGAATACCTTGTATACCTTGCGAACCAGTGATACCCTGAATACCCTGGATACCCTGCTCGCCTTGAGATCCTAGTGTACCGTCTATACCTTGGATACCTTGAACGCCTTGAGATCCAGCGATACCCTGGATACCCTGGATTGAAGTACCCTGAATACCCTGGACGCCCTGAACACCTTGTATACCCTGTTCACCAGTAGTGCCTTGAGTGCCCTGTGGCCCTTGGTTCCCAGTACCACTAATACCTTGTATACCTTGTTCACCAGTAGTGCCCTGAGCACCTTGAGTGCCTTGTATACCTTGTTCGCCGGTAATACCCTGAACACCTTGAGATCCAGTGATACCCTGAACACCCTGTGTACCGAGTCCTCCAGTACCTTGAATACCTTGGTCACCAGTAGTACCTTGAATACCCTGATCACCCTGAGATCCCTGAATACCTTGTACACCTTGAGATCCGGTGATACCTTGACGACCCTGAATACCTTGAATACCCTGAGGTCCAACGATATCTCCTGTGTTTATCCAAGATGTACCATTCCAAACCCAAAGATCAAATGTCGCCTCATCAATAACACCATCTGCAAGAGATGGACTTGGAAAGGCCGCGCTTAATGTAGTCTGAGGATTGTTTGGTGGATTCACATTTACGTCAGGAACGGATCCAAGAACCTTAAATGGATCTCCCTTTGTACCCTGAAGACCTTGTATACCTTGCTGACCAAAGCTTCCTTGAATACCCTGTATACCCTGAATACCCTGTTGCCCAAATATTGTAGAACCGTCTATCCAAGCTCTGGTTCCAATAGTATTCGATGTAAGAATATATCCGTTTGCCTGAGGAACACCAAGATCCGGCTCCGTTTCAGCTAAATTAACGTACCTATATCTTTCAGGAGACACTTCAGTAGAAGGAGTTTTTACTATCCTATTAGATACGGTATAATCGGATACTAATTTTACCATTTTTATTCAACCCCAACGTGTTCGTTTGATAGTTTTTCTTCTGCAGATATCCATATATCGAATACGCCTGAGATCTCTGCTCTTATCTGCAGTGTATCACCAGATGAGTTGTTTGCCGTCCTTTTAAGTAGGCTTCTACCTTGTAGTGGAATAAGAGCGGTATCACCAGCTGGAACCGTAACCGTTGCAACTTCTATTGTTTCGTCATCCTCGGTGACAAGAATGGTTTCGATCCATCTGTCCTCGGTGTCTTTATTTTTTGCGGCCATTGGCGTTAAGAAAAATATTTCTCCTGGGCGTATTGCTCGTGTTGCATTCGTTGGGTCGCGGTCAGGAAACTTACTCGAAGCGTCTGGAACTGAAAAGTCGGGTGCTTCGGCTATCGTTATATACGTATTTGATACGTTACTCTGAATAATTCTTAATGGTTTTCCTGTAGACGGTGTTCTACATGTAATGCGTGCCATTATTTAAAAACTCCTTGCGATTGCTGCTCTTGTGGCAATTCTATTTACTGCTTGATCGAATGGCGGGCCCGATAGCTCTCCAGTGTCTGCGTCGATTCTCATTCCTCCAACGAACAATGCTGAACCCTGGTCGTCTTGCCCCGATGCAATAACTTGACCGTTATTTAATTCTAATATGCTTTCTTCTATCGTAGTTGCGTTTCTTGCTGGTGGTATCTTAGTCAAAGCAACACCGGACATAAGAGCAGACCACGTATGACCTATCGCAGTAATCGTAGAAGGTTCTGCGATTGTAACGGTATTTTGAATCGTATTAATTAATGCTGCGAACAATGCTGAAACAATACCATCCGCAGTAGAATTCACATTAGGAAGTGCGATGATTGCATCTCTCATGAACTGAAACGAACGTATGAATGCTGGTTCTTTATCGATAGAATATGCTTTCGTTCCAGTTGTTGTAAATAATCCTTTAGCAAAGTCGAGCATAGGCTTTTCGTTTGCTGTTTGTAGAACCCACTCTACAGATTGAAGAACGTTTCTCGCGTCTCTTCTTGTAAATACTTCATCTTCTGCGTTCCACCCAGTAGTGTACCCGTTTGACTGTAGATCTGTCCACATCGCATCAATGATAGTATTAGCCGAAGCGTCGATAGCTTGATACGCAGCGGTCTGTATCGATAGAGTTCCATCAGCTACTTCAGTTGGAACTACAATATTTCTAGTTCCGCTTGCGACCATCGTATAATCACCAAACTGCGTGGAGCACGCAGACAGAATGATCTGTCCGCCAGCAAGAGCGAGAAAATGTTTATGAGCCCAGAGACTAATCGCGTTTACCGCGTTAATTAGCGCGCCATTTTTAGCACAGTATCCAATACCGTTGTGAGAAACTGGTGTTGCACCCCATGCCATGATGTTTGGATATATGCTGTACTGAGAACAAACCGAACCGTCAGCTAGGATAACTCCAGCTCCTCTTCCAACGAGCGGGTTAGCGTTATCTCTATCCAACGGTGGTGCTACAGTATCCCAGAAAGGTGTGGTTCTAACCACGCACTTATGGACGTATGGAGCTCTACGAATGACCGCACCTGGTCTAAATGATACTGCAAATCCTTCAGTTGGGTTGTCGAGGCTGTTGAGTCTCCAACCTTCAAAGACGAATCCTTCAATGAAACAACCAGATCCTAATCTGAGAACGTTTCTTTCTTCGTATCCTGATGCTGGCTTAAAAATAGCAGCCCTGTGAACGGTGCGTAGTAAGCAGTTATCAGGAACGTCGATATGACCTTGAGTTATGTACTCGCCTGGACCAACGTCAATGAGAGTTAAAGCTCCGTCTCTTTCGTTAGCAGCTTCAATAGCTCTTTCTACCGTAAGAAATGCGTCATCCCAAGTCGTACCAGTTACATTATTCGCGTCGCTTCCGTTCTTTTGAACATAGTACACGTTTTCGACTGGATTTGTCGAGGTGTACTTTACTATTTCAGCTACACCTTCGCGCTCTATCTTGGTGTAGATATTACCGTCATAGGTATTGATCGCAAGTTCACCAAACTCGAGTTGATTTAGCGTAGGAACTCTACCTGGTTCACTAGATCTTTTGTGCTTTATTGTAGCCACTGTTCTTATACCTCGAAGTTTTTAAATACTCTGATATTTATAAATTAAAATACACCGCCATCAACTTGTTCTAAACCGACAGACAGAATTGTGGATATATCCGAAGGAACTATTTTTCCTGAAGCACCATCGTAAACTAATACTTCATTGTTTGCTATGCCTATTAAATTCACGTCCGCGAGATCAAATATAGACCTGGTAACAATACCGGTCTTTTGGTTTACAAAAATCTTTATGTCTTCTCTGTTCGTGATCATGTTTCTGTTACCGTTGGAACTATCTTTAATAGACCTTCAAGAATTTTTGTTCTTGCACCAGATGGACTTACCATCATAACATCATAAACATAATTTCCAGTATCCAGGTTGCTAGTCGACTCGCCGGATAAAAAGAATTCTATAGAGTTCGTTGCCGATTCTAATATCGTTATCTCAGCATTTGCCACGATACTCGTAGAATAATGCTTTCTGATATTGCAGAAGAAAGATTTGTCGTTTATAACAAACACATCACCTTGATTAACTTCAGCAGTTAATTCTAGATTTATTCCAAAATCTGTTCCATGATCTACATATAAGTTTGCTTGCGTAGGCATACTAACCGAGCTCTAACTGTTGTTTACCTTATTTATAAAAAAAATAAGTCCTCAACTTTCATATAGAGTCGGTAATATTTTAATGCGTTAAGACACGAGCCATCTATCGTTCTCGAGAGTCCAGTTTACAACTTCTGCAATTCTTTCACGAACGGACTTTGATGGTTCCCAACCAAGTTCCTTCATCTTATTTCCATCCAACGCATAACGAAGATCGTGTCCTGGTCGGCTCGAGTGAAAATCAACAAACTCGTAGACCAATTCCTTACCCTGCGCATCAGCGATGATCTTTGCGAGCTCGTAGTTGTCGATCTCTTCTGCTCCAACGATATTGAACTTTGGGCACTTAGCTCCACCCCACTCGCTCTTTAGATCAAACTCGTTATTGAGTAGGAATAGAACTGCGTCTGCTACGTCCTCTGCGTGTATATAGTGACGAGATCCGGCGATCGTCTTTGTTCTATCGCTGTGAATGGTGATCCTTTCTCCATCCCTCGCTCTCTTAATACACATGGGAATGTACTTCTCAGGATGCTGTCTCTGGCCAAACACGTTCATCGTATGTGTGATATAGATAGGAAGACCGTATGTGTTCTCGTAGGCTACAGCGAGTTCTTCACCACCGGCTTTTGACGCACTGTAAGGATTCGTTGAGTTGTAACGATCGTTCTCTTTATACTTAATACCATCGGGTGCTGGTCCAAAGACCTCATCCGTACTAAAGTAGATAAAGCGAGCAAGATGATCCTTCTGTGACCTTGCGAATTCGAGAATATTGCAGGTTCCTACAACATTGTCAAGGACAAATTCCATAGGATAATCTATCGAACGATCCACGTGAGATCCAGCAGCAAGATGGGCAATGTAGTCCACGCGCCCTACTTCGGCTCGAACGAGCGGATTCATGTCCGCCTTTAGGTCGTGAAAGACTACCTTTACTCTCTTACGAGTCTCTGCGTCGAACTCCTGTAGTGAGTCGTGGAGGCGGTTAAGGTTTCCGCTGTAGTCCAATCTATCGAGAGTCACGACCTCCCAATCAGTCTCTTT